CATCACGCCTATTCGTGATATCCGAGTTGGCAACGACTACAGAGTAAGCAAAAGGTCGGCGACGTTTTTCTCCAAGAAGAAGATCAATAACAGGTTTAAGAATCGGATAGTTATGGAGTTTCGCCGGAAAATTCTTACGACGCTTTCCATACGGGTTTAAGACATGCGTATAATCCGATTCGTCAATGATTCCATTATAGAAATCATATGCCTTGCGGATATCATCCTTCCATGTTGTCGTAGTAGGCTGTTCGAATTCGCTCATTGCAATAATGGCATTCATCGAACTCTTATACCAATCATCCGTCTTTTCACTAACGGAAACCCGTTGACGTGGCATTTCAACTGTGGCAGTAGACATAACAGCTAGGAGTAAAGTTCACGTTCAAAAAACTCTTCATGAGCCATATCATCTTCATGAGACACATTCATATTATGTAGTTCCTTTCGATAGTACATAGCAACCATCAATGCCATTACCCTATCAAAGTTACCTTTACGATTGAATTTGACAAGCTCTGTAAGAAGAGCTACATCAAGAATCGTATTAAGTCTCAACAGTGTTGGCTCCCCTTCGTCATTGAACTGCATTGGTTCAATAAGCCAATCTCTAATATAGATCTCCCCTTGATTTTTTCTACCTTCCGTCATATGCATCCCGTAAGGTCGATTAACAGTCCGGGATTGAAGTTCTTTTTTATCTAACATTTCAAACTGTTCTTCTAACCAATGAAGAAGTCTGAAACGTTTTCCATAACCAATCACATCTCCCCGGTCATTCTCAAACCCGATTTTACAACCGTAATATTCCGCGAGCATAAACATATTACGATTGTACTCATCTTGGGTATTGGGCCGTCCCACATAGGATGCAACGATGCAATCATTTAAGGTAGGAGATAGATTGTTTGGACGCTTGAGAACATACGATGCACCAAGCGATCCAGATGTAGAAGACTTGTCTGTAGCGTAAGGATCATGACCTATTAAGTATAGGCCCCTTGGAACACGACCAGCTTGGTCTCGATGTGGAGCTTCGAGAATACAAATGGCTCCATTCTCATCGTCTCCCTTCCTAAGAGGAAAGTCGTTAATCGCGGAGACTTTATCAGTAGGTTTAAACTTAACTACTGCTTTTGAATCTCTGAATAGAATCCCTACCGAGATAGCATGATGTCTATGATGAGCGATAACCGAATTCTTCTGTGCAGTTAATTCAACAACAGGAAACAGGTTTATATTAGACTGGAGAGTTGCTTCTTGTGGATTAAAGGGATGTTCGCAAGTGTACTGCGACAGAGCATTATTATCCTTAGATTTCTTTCGAAGGTTACGTTGGTGTTTATGAAACTTTATAGCACCTTGAATATCAGAGTTTCCATCTGCATCCATGAACCCTTCCCAGTTCATGTATGCTGGAACAAAGAAGGAACACAATGTATCCTCCGCTCCTTCATCCCATTGGTTTTTTATGGGTATAATATTGTTAGCTTCTGGATGGAAGAATAACTCTTCTAATCCCTCATACAATGCTTCATTTGTACCGCCCGTTCCAAAGGCGATCATAAGACCCGAGGTTAGTGCTCCCTGTTCAACAGAAGGACGACAGAGTTCCCACGCTTTTAACAGACCAGGAAGCTTACCAGATTCCTCAAAGAATATCAGTTCACCTCGCTTACCACGAGCACGATCTGGATCGTCTTTAAGTGTAACACCAATGATCTGATTTAATGTGCCTCGTAGAACGTCCGTTCCATTGACGTTTCGCTTATAACCGGACATTTTATGAATATCCTGATCCTTCAATCGAGGTTGTGTCCATGCTGTATACTCATCAACAAAAGAGATATTCTGCCATGTTTTACTAAGCAATCCATCCTTTAATAAGTACTCCTTTTCCTCCGCCATTGCATAGTTTTTAGACCTGCGCTTCAAGGAGAAATTGCGCGTCAACATAGATGCATTTTTATAACTAAATCCTTTACCACGTGCCTTCAGAATAACGATGTGATTTCCACCCGACAGGTCCGTGATTTCAACACCCAGTTTCAGGCGTTTGTATTTCTTTTTAGATATACCAAAACGAGCGATTTCAATGGTCCAAAAGTAGTCGTAATCTCCATCCCAAAATGCAGGGAAATCCTCTATCTTTTCTACTCCAACTAGTTTATCATCTTTACTAGTAACGAATTTAAGAAGCGTATCATCATCAACACGATCCATTCGTGAATAGTTCAGGTAGAAGTAATGATATCCAGTGATAGATATACCACCAGCTTTATAACCTTTTAAACACCGTTTCTTTTCACGTCGCCAGAATTCGTAATACTCAGGAGTTTCAGGAATGGCATCCGTGTAGTAACCATTCTTTCTAAAGAAGTTGGCTACTTCTTGAAGTGCATTGGTATTTGTAAACTGTCTACTCAATGACAAGTACACCGCCTCCATGTTCATTAAGCATATCTCGAAATCTTTCGTAGTCGATTTTTACAAAGAGTAAACGTCCTGAATGAAGCGTAAGTTGAGTATAATCAGTATCATCAGGATGGATTATATCCATTCCAGCAATAGCTCTAACATCTGCAATATCCAACGTTTCTATAAAAGTAGGAAGAAGACGAATTTCACTTTCAGTTAACGATTCAGAATCATACTCGTCTTCACTAATATTTTTACCAGAAACCTCACGAAGAACTTTTACATAGTCAGGATCACTAATCTCACTTTGAATTACAGTAGGTCTTTCGTCGATAATAGCTTTAACGAACCCCTCACAGAAGTTAGCAATCTCTATTTCAATAAACTTATATTTCATTCCGAGAACTCGTTAGTAATTATGGACTTACGATTTTTATGTTCTCCCGTGAGATCTTTCTCGACTTGTTCCTGAAGTTTAAGTAATCCCTCAACAACTTTACCGAGATTACTAAGGTTCATTACTAGATCTCTTGAACTATAAATAGGTCTACCTTTATCATCAAGTTCAGTAAGGTCAACTTCATCGAAGTAAGCAATCAACTTTTGAGAAGCACGAGTTCCAGCCTTGAGAAGCTCAACACTTGGAGTGCTTATTAACTCCTCATACCTCTGCATGGCGTCAATAACAATTTCATCAGGCTGCCACGTAGAGTCTTCCCCGAAGATATTCTGTCTTACTTTCTCCTCTCTATACTGGAAATGTGTATTGGCGTAAGGGCTTTGATGAGAAATGCAGTGATATATATAGGTGAACTCCCTGACTGCTCGTGCCTTTTTTCGACCTTGAGTATCACCTGTGCCCCCACGATCTCTTCGAATGAGCGCCCTAAACTCTTTAATATGAACGACTTCCGGTGATGGATATGCTCTCAGATTGTCGTCTAGAAGAAGCAATTGTACCATGATCGCTTATATATAAGGAAACCGGGGCCTCAAGTGCAGGTAAAAATCAGCCTACCGACCTACCAACGCACAAGGCCCCGGCATCCGGGGTTGTCGCTCTGCCATCGTCTATCTACTGGGGCCTCGTCCCTACTCAAAACCCCATCTTCAGTTCGCAGCATCCCTCAAATTATGCCACAAAATGAAAAGAGTCCTCATGACTGACTATACCCATTAATACGTAGTTAAGTAGAAGTTCCTCGTTTACGAAGGTATTTCTTCTTTGGAAGACTGTCCAGATATTTCTTTCTCGCAGCCTTCACCCAAAAACGTCCAAAGAAAGGTAAGCGTATCTGCTCAAAATTGCCAGCTTTTATTACTTTTCGGACAAGGGAAAATTGACTGCTTACTGCCAAATCAACCTCTGCCATAGTAATACCATACTTTTTAGCCAGTGTGCGATAGATTCGCATCCTGTTTATGTCTAATTCTCTTGGCACGTTTTAATGTAATGATTATTTCTTGTTCTCCTTCAGGAATTAGATAAGGATGAATTTGATAACCTCCTGGACCCCTTGAGATTGCACCCTTATCTGAAAGTGCTTTAATATACGTATTGAGAGTATGAAAATTGTCCTTTCCAAGACGAGTTGCTACTATTTTCTTCATTTCAGTAGCAAATGGATTTACCTGAAGATTCGTCTTCTTTAAAGCTAGATGAACTTTTATGAATTCAGATAAGATTTGAGTCTCAGTCCTAGTCAACCCAAACATCCCATTATAAATAGATAGGTAGTCATCCAGCCCTGCAACGGTATATTCTATTCTCTTTTGTTTCAATGATCAATTAACTCTATTCTTACACGCCCATCGACTATGTCAAATTGAGCTTCTGAAGTACGGGCGTTAAAAGCTTGGATTTCATCCCTAACTTCTTGTACTTTTAATAAAGAAGAGATAAGCACAGCAAGATGACGTGATTGTGCTCTAGTCCTTTCCACCTTTCTTTCCGCATCATCAGAGGCATTCCGCAATTCCAAATAGTCTACGAGTGGGATGGTAACACTACCTTTCTCATCAGCCATTGATTAACACCACTGCTCAATTAGTAGTTCTTCTTCAGCTTGATAGACATGGATCCAGTAATCTCTTCCTTCTTGGCCCCATTGATTTCTACAAGGAACTTTTACACATCCGTAGTAAAACCCACCAGCAGACTCGATTCGCTCCTGCATAGGTTCTCCTTCATACATACTCCCAATCGTGAAGTTTTTAATTTCCACTTCAACAGGAGGTTTAGGATATGTAACTACAATGATCTTTCCCATGTTATTACAGGTGCTGTCGAATTGACAATTCCTTTTCAGCTTGATAGACGTGGATCCACTTAGGC